CGTAGTTTAGCGCATGGCCAAATCTACTGCTAAACGAAAAGCCGGAAGATGTTCTTCTTCACGGTCGCTAGCGAAGGCTCTCAATAGAGCAAGAGAAATCGTCTGCGCAGAGTTTAGCCTCTGCGGCGAATTCCCCTCTTTAACAGAGGGTCTCTCTTGCTCTGACATGAGAGCGAGGTGGGAAGGAATGTGGCCGAAGCTCAGGAGCGGACTCCCGTCTTCTCGTTCGGAAAGGACTGTCGTTCGACTGAACGGTGCCCTAAAAAGCACCAGAAGGTTGTTCGACGCGCCCTGCACGTGCGATCTGGAGATGGCTGAGGAAGCGAAGAATGAGTGGCTCAAAGACATGGAGGAAGACAGCAGGGTCAAACCTGCCCGTTGGAATCCGCGTCCTCTTGAGCACCTTCGATACCACATTCGCGAGTTGTTGAATGGGTGGAAGGGGACCGAGGGGTGGATGGAAACGGTGCATGCCTATTGCCCTGACCAGCAGGGTTGTTTTGAGGCCAAGAAGGGAAAGGGAGGGACACTCAGTGTTCATCCGGACAATTACGTTCACGACTATAGTGGACTCCGACTTGGTGCTGCTAAGACTAAGGGTAAGACTCGGGTTGTTACAATGCAGCCCGCTTATTGTAAGAAAGTCTTGTCCAAGGTACATAACAGCCTTTATGACTATCTATCCGGGTTTGGATGGTTAGTCCGTGGGGATTATACCAAGGCCGATGCTGAGTCCGTCATTCTTGACCGTCGCGACGGGGAGTTGTACACTTCTGGCGACTATGCTTCCGCAACAAATAACATAAAACAGGAAGTTGTTAAAATGATCGTGGGCTGCATTGCCGAAAATGCACTGATTTCGCAGGAGGAAAGGAGGGTTCTGTTGGAGAGTTTCGAAAACCTCAGAGTTTATACTTGTCATGGTGTCAAGTATGTCCGCAAGGGGAGTATGATGGGAAATTTGGTTTCTTTCCCTATACTCTGCCTTCTTAACAAGGCATGCTACGACATTTGCTGTGACATAAGCTTTGGGGAGTACTCTCAACGAGTTGGTCGTTTCAATGGTGACGATTGTCTGTTTAACGCAGACGACAGTTTCTTCTCTCTTTGGAGGGAAGTTACTGCGACTTTCGGGTTAATCGTCAACGAAGAAAAGACTGGCCGAAGCGATCGGTTTTTGGAC